GTGGCAGAAGTCGTTGACTACATGACCATCAGCCAGGGGCGCAATTTCGTCTCTGGCGATCGGGTGGTGGAGTTCGAGCCAGACTCTTCACGGACCGAACAGGTTGCGGACGACGCCACCGAGGTCATGCACCGCGACTTCGCCCGCAAGGGCTATTCGCTCATCATGGACTGGATCAAGGCCGGGAACATCGAAACCCTCGGCATTGTGAAAGCCTGTGCCGAGCGCCGTAAGCAGCGCACGGAAGTCATGTCCGCCGATCCTGAAGGTGACGGGGCGATCGAGGCAGACAGCCTTGGCGTCGATCCCGACAGCGGAATGGAGATGTTTCGAGCGATTGTCCTTCAGGACGCGCCGACAGAGTTTCGCGACTACCTCGTGCCGCTGGAAGAGTTCCGCATCGCGCCGGAAACGCGAGACCCGGACGATGCTGTGTATATCGCGCACGCCTCGATGCGAACGCTCTCCGAGCTCGTTGAGATGGACCTGTGCAGCGCCGAGGAAGCCGAGACGCTTCAGGGCGACGAATTGCCGAGCACCTTGTCGCAGGCCCGCGATGGTGGTCTGGAGACGGTCGGCATTCACCGCAGCGACGTGCATCGCCGCGTGCTGCTGCTTGAGGAATATGTCCTCTTCGATGCGGACAGGGACGGCATTGCCGAGCGGCTGTGTGTTCATCGTGTCGGCAACACGGTCCTGCGCATTGAAGAGTGCGATTATCAGCCGTTCGTGATCTATTGCCCGTTTCCGATGCCAGGAAGGTTGGCGGGCCACTCGCTGGCCGACAAGGTAACGGACATCCAGCGCATTCGCACGGCGCTGATGCGGCTGAATCTGGACGGTCTATACCGCAACCTCGCTCCGCGGACCTACGTTCCCGACGATTGCGTCAACGAGAACACTTACGACGACTTGCTGACCGTCATTCCGGGCGGCTTGGTGCGGTACAGGGGCGTTCAGGCACCAACGCCAGAACCGAAGAACGATGTTTCAGCTATTGCCCTTCAGGCCAGCGAGGCCCTCATTGCCGAGCGCGAGAGCCGCACCGGGATTACACGGCTCAACCAAGGCCTCGACGCTGACGCACTGAACAAGACCGCCACTGGAACCGCGCTGATGCAGGCGCAGGGTCAGCAGATGGAGGAATATCTCGCCCGCAACTTCGCCGAGGCGCTGGCGCGGCTGATGCGGCTGAAGCTGAAGCTCCGCGCTCGTTACGGCCAGCCCATGCGCCTCCGGGTGGACGGCGAGTATCGTGATATCGATCCGTCGCAATGGCCCGAGGACATGGAGGTCATGATCCGGGTTGGCCTTGGATCGGGCCGCAAGGAACAGCGGCTGATGAACCGCATGAACCTTCTCAATATCCAGCGCGAGTGCATGTTGGGCGGCCTTCCGATCGTCCAGCCCGAACATATCTACAAGTCGATTGCGGGTGTCGTGAAGGACGCCAACCTCGGCTCGCCGGCTGACTTCGTGGCCGACCCCTCGACCCTGCCGCCGCAGGAGCCGCAGCCAGACCCCGAGATGATGAAGGTTCAGGCCCAGCTCCAGATGGACCAGGCCAAGCACGAGGGCGACATGCAGATCAGGGCCGCTGATCTTCAGGGGAAACAGCAGGAGGGCGCGCTGAAGCTGCAGCTGTCGCAGCAGGAGTCTGCCGCCAAGCTTCAACTCGAAGCCCAGAAGGCTGAGTTTGAGCGCGAGCAGGCGATTGCGCAGATGATGTTCGAGCGGGAATTGGCCGTGCAGAAGCTGGAGCATGAGAAGCAACTGGCGTTCTACAAGGCGGACAAGGACGCGGAGGCGAAGCGCTATAGAGAAGGCGGGAGCTTGGCTCAGTAATGGACCGCGACCACACCGCCGAAACCGCAGCGCGGGGCCAGCGGGCGCAGCTCTGTGACGAGTTCATTCGCCCGATCCTCGAAGAGACCAAGGCGGGCTATCTCGCACGCATTGCGGAGATCGCCTCGACCGAACTCAATCCGAAGGCCCGCAGCGAGAAGATCACCGCGCTATCGATCGCGCTCAAGGTGCTGAAGAACCTGACCAACGGTCTGGATGCCGCGATTGAAGCGGGCCGTGTCGCGGAGAGATCGCTGATTAAATCGGACGAGATCGAGCGCATGGGCACCGAGAGGCGGCGCCTGCTCGATATTGTGCCGCTGCGTTAGCTGTTGCGCTTCCGCCAGCGCTCAAAGAGTTGATTCGTGAACATCATTACCGTGTTGAGCCGCTGACCACATCGACGGCATTCGCAAAGAGCCTCAGAGCAAAATCCGGTCGATGTTGGCGGTTCAATGGGCCACCAATCGTGAAAGCCCATGCGACAAAAGAGCTTCGCGAACATGGCCCGCGCTAGCATGAAAACGCCAGAATAACAACAAGAGCGGGGCCAACCCGCCAACTGTGACAGCCGGAGAGACGGCCAACACCAGAAGCCTGATAAAGGACGATCGACAATGGCCCAGCCCGAAGTGGCAGCCGGAGGCGACGGCAATCCCGCTGACGCAAACCCGGCAGACGCATTCAACGCAATCGCCGACGAAATGCTAGGCGTGGAGCCTGAGCAGGAAGAGGAACAACCGGCAGAAGAGCCAGAAGCTGAAGGTGACGAGCCGGAAGCGGAACTCGAAGAAGCCGAAGACGAAGAGGACATCGAACCGGAAGACGACCTTCCGGCCATCGAACCGCCCAATTCGTTGACCGCCGAGGAAAAGGAGCAGTTCAAGAGCCTACCCCGTGAAGCGCAGGAGTTCACCGCGCGCCGCATCGGGGAGCTTGAGAAGGGCTTCCAATCCAAGGCCCAAGAAGCGGCCCAGGTCAAACAGGCCGCACAACTCGAGGCGCTGAAACAGGTCGAGCAGATCAAGGCGCAAGCCGCCGAGACCCTGCAAAACTACGCCAAGCAATTCGAGGTACAGCCTCCATCGGCTGCGTTATTCACGCAGAACCCGGAGGCCTACGCCCAGCAGCTCGAAGCCTATCAGTATTACACCGCCCAGCGCGAAGCCGCGCAGCGGGACGCGGAAAAGGCCAGAGCCGAACAGGCACAGATTCAAGCAGCCCGAGCCGAGCACGAAGCGACCATGTTTCGCCAGCAGCTTGAGGCTGAAATGCCGGAAATATTCGATCAGGCAAGCGGACAGGATCTCGTCAAAGAGCTGAATGCCACCGCTGAATTGCTCGGATTCGACCCCAACGAAATCTCCGATGTGTCGGCAATCAAGGCCCTCAAGGTCACATCCGAATGGAAGACCAAGGCAGAGAAGTACGACGCTTTAATGCGGAAGAAGATGGAGAGGGTGCGCGCCGGCAAAGCGCCGCCACCGATCGCGAAGCCGGGAACCGCAAGGGAACCGGACCAGACGCGACGGGTGAAGGCGGATCAGGCGTGGCAGTCCGCGCTCACGGCGAAAACACGAAACGCCCGCGAGAACGCGATTGCCTCATGGGCAGAACAATCGGGCTGGCTCGACTAGCCCCAACCAAAAGAGAGTCATGACAAATGGCCGTTCCTTCAAACACGATACAGAACGTCAGCCGCGTCGGCGTTCGTGAAGACCTTTCCGACAAGATCGCGGAACTGTTCCCCGACGAGACCCCGTTCATCAATTCCATCGGGCGCTCGACGGCAAGCAACACTTACACCGAATGGCAAACCGACGCACTTGCGGCGGCCAACGAAGCCAACGCCTCGATTCAGGGCGACGATCTGTCGAACGCCTCGCGCGCCAACACCACGCGCGTCGGCAACCACACGCAGATCTTCACCAAGGTCGTGGGTGCGTCAACGACCGTCGAGTGGACCAACAAGGCGGGCCGCAAGTCCGAGCTTGCGCGCGAATTGATGAAGGCGGGTCGCGAGATCCAGACCGACATCGAGAAGCGTGCGGTCGGCAACTATGCGTCGGTTGCCGCTGCGTCGGGCACTGCCGGCCTCTTCGGCGGTATGCAGGCGTGGATCACGTCCAACGACAGCCGCGGTTCTGGCGGTTCGGATGGCGGCTTCTCGGCCGGCACCGTGTCCGCAGCCACTAACGGCACTCAGCGCGCCTACACGGAAACGCTGCTCAAGACCGTTCTCCAGCTCGTCTGGGCGGCTGGCGGCAATCCGAAAATGGTCATCACCAATGGCTCGCAGAAGCAGGCCGAAGCAGCGTTCGTCGGCCTCGCCGATGCTCGCCGCGATTCTGGTGACAAGGCGCTGACCATCGTTGCGGCGGCGGATTACTACATCAGCGACTTCGGCAAGATCGCGTTCGTTGCAGACCGCTTCGCGGATGCGCGTTCGGCGCTCGTTGTCGATCCGGAATATGCGGACCTTGCCGTTGGCGAGGCGCTGATGCCGTTCGACCTCGCGACCACGGGCCTTGCCAAGCGCAAGGCGCTCCGCACGGAGCTGACGCTGCGCTGCCTCAACCAGGCGGCGCACGGCATCGTTGCCGACCTCACCTAGCAATAGGTGACAAAGGAGGGGGCGGGTCTTCTAGGGCTCGCCCCTTTCGTCTTTCAGACAAAGGAATTTTCCATGCGGGTCAAGCTCAGTCCCGGCAGCACGGTCACGCAGGCCACCAGCAAATCCACTGGAGTCACCTGCGAAGGCCCTTGCGGCCAGATCACCATGAACAACGCCGCCTTGGCGGCCAGTACGTCAGTCGGGTTCACCGTCACCAACAGCTATGTTGGGTCGAAGGACACGATCAATCTCGCGATTGCTTCGGGCGCTACCGCAAGCTCCTACGTCTATGTCGTGGATGCGGTGGCGGCGGGGTCGTTCGTCATCCACCTCCGCAACGTGTCGGCGGGTTCGCTCGGCGAGGCGGTGGTCATCAACTTCTCCGTCATCAAGAACAATATCTGACATGCGTGGCTGGCTTGAAGCGCTGATCTTCGGTCAGCCCCGCAACATAGGGGGGGTAATGGCCCGCAAGAAGGCTGAGCTCGCGGATACGGTCACTTTGCTGATCCTTCGCGACGGCGTGTTCATCGACGCAGACGTGAAGCGCTTCGAGGGCGATCAGTGCGAAGTCCGCCGGGATATCGCCGAACAGATCATCAGGAACGGGCATGGCCGAGCTATCTGACTGGCAGCTCATCGACGATGGGTCGTTCAACGGGATGCGGAAATATATCCGCGCTACCGACGAAGACGAAGGCACTGTCCAGGTCCGCTACGAACAGGACGCGACCAAGCTTCTGGACGCCAACAAGCGGGCGCAATCCGCGACGGCGGGAACCCGCATGGGCGATGGGCTTGAGAAGGTCGCGAGCATCCCCGCCTGCATCATTTACGAGTGGATCACGAAGCACGGGGTCAATCTCTACAACCCCAACCATCAGGACGGCGTGAAGCGGCTGCTGAACAGCTCCGACTACCGCTGGCTCAAAGTACGCGAAATCATTCTCTGAGGGAGGTGAGCCGTGACCATTGCCTCCTATAGCGAGCTTGTCACCGAAATGGGAGACTGGCTCAACCGCTCTGATCTATCCTCGAAAATCCCGACATTCATCCGCCTGTTCGAAGCGCGAATGAACCGGCTCTTGCGCACCCCGGAGATGGAGCAGGTCTCGACCATCACGCTCGTTGCCGGCACCGAGGGTTACGCCCTTCCCACCGGGTTCCGGGAGGCACGGCAAGTCTACATCGCGGCGGTCCCAAGGGTGAACCTCACCCCAATGTCGCCTCAATCGCTCCGAACCGAGTTCACGGGCCAAGAGGACGCATCGCCGGCGGCCTACACGATCATTGACGAAAAAATCGTCCTAGCGCCAACGCCGACCGAGACCGCCACGCTGACTATCGTTCATTACTCAGGCCTCGTCGGACTCGACAGCGGCAATACGACAAACTGGCTGCTGGACAGCCATCCTGACGCCTATCTGTTTGGATCTCTCTGCATGGCGGAAGCCTATCTGCGCGATGACGAGCGGTTGAGCGTGTGGAAATCGGCGTGGGATGAGGCGGTCGCGGAAATCAGGGACGATGCCAACCGCAAACGCATCCCAGGTGGCCCGCTCGCCACGAGACCGGCGGTCATTGAATGAAGCTGGGTTCATGGACGCCAGACCTCCCCGAGCACGGGCATGACGGCCTGGTCAAGGCGCGCAA